CTTGAGTGGGTTCGACTCCCACATTTCGCACCATATTTTAACCCTCCTTCTATAGCTCAATGGTAGCATACGACTGATAATCGTAAGACCGTGGATCGTAACCACGTGGAAGGACCATATGGATCATGGACCCTAAGCATTAATAGTGATGCAAGAAGCTTTTAACTTCTAGAAGGCGGAGCATTACCGCCAGGGTTCACCATTCACTTACCTCTTGATGCTCTAAAATTAACTTGAACTTATAACCTAATTCAATATATGCGTCTCGCTTATTTCTCATTTCTTCTGAATTGAGCCAGTAAGTAGATTTTATCTCTACAATTGTGTTAGATTCAGGTAAGTAAAAATCAGGCACGGCAATTCTGTATCGATTTTCTACAGTACTATAATATTTAATGCGCAAGCTTTCTACGACATATTTTATTTTTTGTTTGTCTAGGATTTTTGCGTATTCAACCTCATACGAAGATCTTAAGCAGAAAATTTCACCAGTCCATGAGGTGTGGTATATGACAACAAATGATGGATTTACTCTTGGTGTAGCACGTTGAGTTTGAAGTGCATTTATTGTACTTTCAGAAAAAGATCGTGATTTAATATCAAAAATACGAAAAATAATATCCATAGTTTTTGAACTAGGTATATTAAATTTCTTCATTAATGTCAGCATTGATTCGCCATTAATATGATATTCAGAGTATAACATTGATTGAATTTTGAGAAATTCTGCATTTACGTCATTATTGAAGTTAAAGCCTAGTTTAATCAAATTGGGCGATCTTCTCGTATAGAATTGACTTTGTAAAAACTTTTCAAATAGCTGCATAACATTATTTATATGCACGGATTAAAACTATCTTTAATCCACAGACTTAAGTTTAATTTTAATATTTTATCACACATGCTCTAGTAATTCAACAGTAGAAATTTCGCCCGATTAGCGAAAAGTTGTGGGTGCAAGTCCTACCTAGAGTACCATTTTATTATGAGTAATGTTAAGAAGGGGCAGCTAATAAAGCCAAAAGAGTGGGCCAAGCATCTTAGAAAATTTGGCAAGCGCGTCTTCTGGTCAGCTCACAGAAAAGCAGAACAAAAAGAAATAAAGCAACAAATTAAAGAATAATCAGAGTATGAGTAATCAGGAATTGTGGGCAATGTTTGCTACCACTTATAAAGGATATAGTAATGAAAAACATAGTCATGCTAATTTTTTATTAGCACAATGCAAAAAAAACTTGTGCAGATTATAAAGATGCATCTCTATGGGTAGAGATTTTTAATGCGCAGGAAAGCACTCATCCTGAAAACAGTGTTGAGGTTAATATGAAGCGAGCAGATCTAATCTATAAACGAGCAATAGCTGATCTTGATTAATAATCAGAAGGGCATGTATACCCTCGCGCTACGAACGCGTTGAAAGGTTAATTAGAAACACGCGGGTGCAATTCCTGCCATGCCTACCATTTTTCTATTATTCAAAAATTTTTCAGAAAATATATAAATATTAATATGCTCATAAAAAAAGATCAAGATATCCTCGCGGAAATGTATGTTAAGAGCGTACTCTTTAAAGAAAAAGTTGAATTGCAGCAGCAAGGTAAATCACCAAGCAACGCAGACCAATATATGGTATACATCAATGGAAAAGATGTTGCACGCGTAGCAGTCTATAATGGAACGGTTACAGTTTCTGTTTTAGGTGATGCAAATAAAGTTTTAGGAACATCTTTTAGATATCCTATGCCAAATGATCAGCAAATACTTGCAAGTTTAGATAAAAAACAATTCAAAAGCTTAGATCAATTCAAACAAGAAGTTGAAAAGCTCAGCTCAGGAGCTGTTGCTAGCCCACAACAGAGACCTTTATTAGGCAAGGCGTTTCAGCAATAACTAGTATACATATAGATATATACTATAAAAATAAGCATTAATTTAATGCTCCGTAAGCAGATATAGTGCTGCAGATAAGGTAAGAGATATTGTTTCTGAATTAGGATTTTCGATAACAGATATGCAAAATGGTGCATATAGTATAACAATAAAATAGATTTTTAAATGCGGAGTTAGTTCAACGGCAGAACGGTAGCCTCCAAAACTACTTATAGGGGTTCAATTCCTCTACTCCGTGCCACTTTACAAAAAATAGCTCCTTAGCATAAAAGTAATGCATCTGGCTTTGACCCAGATGAAGTTGGTGCAATACCAGCAGGAGCTGCCATATTTAAATTTAAAAACACGAGAAGGCACCACGGTTGGGCCGGTAGGTTGTTACCCTATTGAACTTGGTTCGATCCCAAGCTCGTGTGCCACTGCTCAATAGCTTAATTTGGCGCTACAAAAGATTGTCAGATCTTTAATACAGCGACGTGCTGACACACGGAAAGCGCTCACACGCGTGTGAGAGATGGGGTTCGAGTCCTCAAGAGCTACAATTTAATCTGCGTCTAAAGTGTTAACGGTTCTGCACGGGAGTCTTCCAAACTTTAAGACGGAGTTCAATTCTCCGTAGGCGCACCATATACAGTGTAGTAGCTCAGCTTGGTAGAGCGCTTGCTTTGGGAGCAAGAAGTCGCGAGTTCGATTCTCGCCTACGCTACCATGTTAGTATGAGTTTTAAATGCATGTTTTGTAATAGAGTCGTTGCCAATAGGGGAGGTCTTGTAGCGCATGAAATTTCATGTGAAAGCAACCCTAAAAGGAGAAAAAGATCTTGTGGTGCAAAAAAAGGCCGCATTCCATGGAATAAAGGTCTCACTAAGGAGGATACTCGAGTAGCGCAAGCGAGAGAAACATACAACAAAACAAAGCGTCTCGGGCTTCATAAGCCGAGAAAAAAATACTCTGATGAATATAGACAGAGTATTTCTAAAAAGAAAAAAGAACTTTATATGAGCGGGTGGGAGTCAACATGTGGCCGGTGTAAAAAATATGAGTACAATTCAGCTATTGCAGGTAAAATTAAAGTCGACGGAACGTGGGAACTTAAAGCTGCGAGATATTTGGACAGTATCGGTGTGACGTGGAGCCGTAATAAAAAACGTTTTAATTATATTAAACCGGATGGTAGAGATTCGACATATCAGCCTGATTTTTTTGTTGTCGAGTGGAATTCATACATTGAGGTAAAAGGCTACGAGACTGATTTAGATAGAGCAAAGTGGGGTGCCTTTCCTGAGAAACTCATAGTATGGAGAAAAGATTTTATTAGTAAGTTGGAAGATTAATCAGCAAAGTTGCTGGATTCGTTTGCTAAACGAAATGTGACTACAAATAATAGTCATGTGGTGCAAGTCCACAGTCTTCCGCCATACTCTGTGGTATAGCCTGGTTATTATATCTGTCTCTGAAACAGAAGACGATGGTTCAAATCCATCCAGAGTTACCATTGCTGACATAGCTCAACGGCAGAGCACGTAAAATTTCTCTATTTGCCTGTTCTCTTAACTGTAGTGTAGAATTGAGTTACTTCGCTTTTAACGACGTGGTGTAGGTTCGAATCCTGCTGTCAGCGCTATATTTTTTTTAGAAGTTTTAAAAATTCCGGAATAGTTGATAAACGGGGTTCGAAGCTCAAATAGTCAACTAACAGAGAACAAAAGCATCGAAGTTTATAGGTTGAACAGGGCCGGCGAAGGCTCTAGGTGTGTTCGAGTTCACACGTGTCTTTTGTTCTCGATAATTTGAATTAACGGTCATATAACTCAATTGGTAGAGTAGCACTTTCGTAATGTGCAGGTTGTTGGTTCAATTCCGACTATGACCTCCATATTTCGTTAAAAAAATAAGTTGATAGAATAGAAAAAGCATCTACATTTAAAAATCTGATAGTTCTTTGAAATTTTTTGAATTCGTGGTGACAGAATAATGGGTCGCTAGCCCATAATGTACTGTGTAACATCTGAAAAGATGTGAAGCAGGTTGAAGAGTTCATCGCTGTGTAAGGTTAAAATAGCCAGAGTCGTACAACTCTGAGTGACGTAAGAAGACAACAAATCGTATTTTTATACTGATAGCTGTATTGTCTTGGAGGCAACCAACCCTCTCTACTAGTAATAATAGGAGTAATTACCCTATTAGGTAGTGACTGAATAACATAGCGTGAATGTAACTTGTGAGTAGTCAGGAATCTCACCCACATTAATTTCTAAATGGCCGGCGTATGAAGTATCGTTTGTATCCCATCAGACGGGAGAGAGAGGAATAATTACGAGTTAACCCGGCGACCACTTTCGGCTAAAGAATTCTGTATGCCGTTGCCGAATAGGCGTTCTAGAAAATACAGAATACGTTTGTAGGAGTCGTTGAAACCTTCAATAATTTTTATGCTGCGGGAGTGTTGCTAATATTGGCCTTAGGGCAGGACTTATAATCTTGTACAGCACCGGCCAGATAAGCCGGCGTAATGTGGGTTCGATTCCCACCACTCCTACCATCCAATACAAAGTAAAAAAAACATGTACATCAAAGGAAATGGAACTATTGCAGTTTCAAATAAAGGAGTGCGTATCAACACGCACATCGATGTGTGTAAATATTATCAGTGGCACATAACAAAATACCACTATAATACAGTAAAAACACAATTACCAAAGTACAAAGCTCACATCACAATTGTTAATCCAGATATTCATAAAATCTGTGATTTTAAAGCAGTTGCGCATCTAAATGGTCGTAAGGTAGAATTTGAATACGATCCAGAGCGAATGTTTAGAAGCAGAGTCAACTTTTGGATGCCAGTCAAGTTTGATCTTGAAAAGGAAATAAAACAAATACTCAGCATTAAGGATGGTAAAAAATACCTCGGATTGCATATTACTGTCTGTAATATGAAATTTTAGAAAAAAAAGTTGAACAAACTTAGAATGATAATATATTGTTTTTGTAAATGTGGCGTTCATCTAGTTGGCTAGGATCCCCGACTTTCACTCGGAAAACGCTGGGTTCGAATCCCGCACGCCATGCCATTAACATATTCGCTCGTGTAGCCCAATTGGTAGAGGCGTATGATTTAGGATCATAATGTTGAGGGTTCGAATCCCTCCGCGAGTACCATGAAAATACGTGTATATAGAAACATACACAAACAAACATTTAGTGTTTTATCGCGTAGAAAAAAACACTGGCTTCTGTTGATGCACAGTGATAATCTATTTTTACGTGATGCTGTTTTTAGAGTTAGTCAGAAGGGTAGAGAGCGTGTGCTAAAGCAGCACCGCAAAAATGTACATGCGTTTATTGAAGGTACATTATGTGAAAGAGGCGATTCTACAGCTTGTAAAGTTGTAACTTATAACCCTTATAAAAACAGTCAGTTTGTTTGTGAGGGTAAGGAGATAACGAATGCGCCGTTTGTGCATCTTGTTGATAATAAAGTTTTAGTTGGGAGATTCGCTTAAGAGTAAAGCGTCGGCACGACACGTCGAAGAAAAAGGTGCAAGTCCTTTATTTCCTACCATATTTGCTCTTGTAGCCCAACTGGTAGAGGCCATGCGTTGAGGGCGCATGTTTGGTGTGGGTTCGAATCCCACTAAGAGCACCATTTTTACTGCGGTACTCTAACTGGTAAGAGGAGACACTGTTAATGTCTTGTAATCCGTCTTGAACGGTATGATGGTTCGAACCCATCCTGCAGTGCCAGTTTTTAATATAGTAAAAAAATAAAAAAAAATGTTGATTTTAAAAAATACCAATTTATAATATAAAAACGCTTTCATAACTCAATTGGTAGAGTAGCGGGCTCTTAACTCGTTAGTCTCGGTTCGAGTCCGAGTGGAAGTACCAAATTTTTATCTTTATGCTTACAGATCTTTTAAAAGAAATACACGATAAACTCGATCTATCATATGATGATATGACTTTTATTGAAAAAAAGCTAACTAATTTTGGATGGAGTGTAGTTGCCGATTCAAAAATAAGAGAAGAACTTTTCACACATACCTCAATTTACGGAAATAATCAACCAAAACAAGAATAAATAAAAATGCGGAATGGAGCAGTAGTTAGCTCGGCTGGCTCATAACCAGTAGGTCGTAGGTGCAAATCCTTCTTCCGCAACCATAATTGCTCTTTTAGTTTAATGGTAAAACGGGAAATTTGTAATTTTCAGTTGACAGTTCGATTCTGTCATGGAGCTCCAGTATTTTACATGCCTCTATAGTTCAAAAGTGGAACGACTGCCTCATAAGCAGTAGGGTGTTAGTGCGAGTCTAACTAGAGGCACCAGATTGGGACTATAGTATAGAAGTTATTACATCGGCTTGTCACGTCGAAAACCTCGGAGCGTTACCGGGTAGTCTCGCCAACATTTAAACAAATGCGCTGTGTCCCCACATTGGTCTTCTAAACCAACGACGTTAAATAGTGGGATGGAAGTCAAGAGGCTCAATTCCTCCACAGCGTTCCATTTTATTTCAATAAAAACTTCTAAGCAGACTAAATATTTATATGAACAGCTTAGAAGGTACAACCAAATACCATAAATGGTATAGACAAATAATTGAGTTTAGAAAAATAAATCCACCAAACGGATATTATGAGCGTCATCACATTTTACCAAGATGCTTAGGTGGTTTGGATAATAGCAACAATCTTATAAATTTAACAGCAAGAGAACATTATATCTGCCATTTACTTTTAGTAAAAATGTATGAGTCAGTTAAAAGTGCATTTTATAAACTGCTTAAAGCATATGTTATGATGGCTAATTGTAGTAGCAATACACAGCAACGTGTAAAATTTAATTCGAGAACTTATGAAAGTTTAAAACAGCAACTTTCTATTTTTTATTCTAATCAACTAATTGGTGAAAAAAATCCGCAATGGAATACAAAGTGGATTTTTAACCCTGACTTAAAGATTAGCAAGAAAATATCTATAGATGAGATTATACCTAATGGATGGCTAGAAGGTAGAGTCATTAATTGGGATAACTTAAAACTAAAACTTGATAAGATATCACGCAAAGAATCTTGTAAAGTAGTTAAGTGTAAAATAATTACACCTAAAAAAGAAAAGAAACTTAAAAATAGGGTTGATTTAATGCCTAAAGAGCACATTATTGTGTGCTGTGGTTGTAAGAAATTAATGCATTCAAAAGATAAAAGAAAAAGATTTTGTACTAGAAAGTGTGCTAATAAATTTAGATACAATCTTGACACTACAATTACAATACAAAAAGATAATATAACAAAGCAAATTAAACCAGTTAACTATCCAGCATATAAAAAATATGGGTGGGTTAAACAATAATTAACTTTCAAATGCTCTCTATAGCCTAATGGTAAGGCCGACGTTTGTGAGACGTCCTAACTGGGTTCAATTCCCAGTAGAGAGCCCATTAACAATTAACACTATTTATCATTGAATATATTTGCACTTTCTGATTGCCCGAGACAATCTGCAAAATGGCTGTGCGATAAGCACGTTGTAAAAATGATTGTTGAGTCATGTCAAATTCTCTGCACAGCCTTTCATATGAAAGGGTACGATGCTCCATATAAACCTACTCACAAAAATCACCCATCGTGTATCTGGGCAAGACAGTCTCGATTAAATTTTGAATGGCTGCTAGAACATGTAGACTGTTTATGTGAAGAGTATACAGAGAGATACGGCAAAATTCACAAGTCAAAAGCAGTAGTAGACTGGTGTAGAGAAAATGTAGATAAAATTAAATTTGATCAAATTGATCAAACAGATTTTGCAATTGCAATTGCTGAAAATGCGGTGTGTAGAAAACAGCCAAATTTTAATATTGTTTCTCCAGTTGAAAAATACAGAATGTATTATATCTTTGATAAGAAAGAACTTCACAAATGGAAGCAAAATAAACCGCACTGGATAAATTAGTATATGGGAATGTTTGACACAATTAGTATACCTGTTGAGATGCTGCCAAAAGATTCGAGTATTATAGATTATATATCTAATCTCGAAGAATACTTTGTGGGGCAGACGAAGGGACTTGACTGCACTTTAAGTGAGTATCGTGTTACAAAAGATAACATTCTTGAAAGACGTTTTTGTGAAACACGGTGGGTTGACGGTGATGAAGGTGCAGAGAGTATGATTGATAGACTGGGACACATTGAAGAGGTTGGCGAGCCGTGGTGGGAGCAATATCCTGTACATGCGATTTTAAATGTTTACGAGTATAATACTAAAAAGAATGTATGGGTAGAATTTGATTTAATATTTACACGTTCGAAATTAGAAGAAATAAAATTAGTAAAATTTGATAAGATAAATGCGGGATTAGTTCAATAGTAGAACGCTTGGCTTACATCCAAGAGAAAGGGGCGCGAAACCTCTATTCCGTACCAATTTTATTTTATATATTCGAATTGCTGTCGAATATATAAAATAAAAAAAAACAAAAAAAAAACAAAAAAAAAACAAAAAAAAATATTATGTTTATTAAGAACTGGTTTTCAAATATGATTTTGTTCGAAGATCCATTGTTTCATAATGGTATTAAATACCGATCAGTGGAAAACTTCTATCAAGCACAAAAATCTCTTGATCCTGAAGATCATAAACAAATAGCAGCTGTCACGCCGTTTAAGGCAAAAAAACTGGGCCGAAAACTAACAGTAAGGGATGACTGGAATGATGAGACGAAATTTGCAATAATGCGTCTCGCATTAAAGCACAAATTTCGTCTTGATACTAAACAAGGTCAAAAACTGTTAGATACAGGAGATGAAGAGATTGTTGAGTGGAATAATTGGGGTGATAAATATTGGGGCAAGACCGTTAAGGATGGTAAGGGTGAGAATCATCTTGGTAAGCTTTTAATGGAAGTAAGAAATGAGTTGAAGATGAAGAAAATTTCTAATGAGTAGCAACTCAGGGGGTGTAGCTTAATTGGTAAAGCATTCGACTTGCACTCGAAAGATCTAGGAGTTCGAACCTCCTCACCTCCACCAACATTTCATCATAATATAGTTAAGTATAATGGTAAAAACAAAAATAAGCAAAAAAGAAAAGGAACTGATTGATGAAGCGCGTGTTAAAATTTTTGCGCTTAGCGAGCAGCAAGATGCAATCTACAAAAATCTAATTGATCAACTGGGAGATGATGATATGAGGGGATTTATTTTTGACGCTGTTTATAATGATTTAACTCTAAACTATTTTGAAGTAGAAGATGAAAATACTGAATGAAAAGTTAACAAATAAGTGGGGTGATTGGCTCTGCTGTGATTATCTTAATTATAGCGTAATTGAGGATGGTAAATTCAATACGCGTGTAAAAGATCTGAATAAACCACAAAGTCAAATAGCGCTCGCTGTTTCGATTAGACGTATTCGTAATCTTGAAAAGCGTCTTGAAAAAATACATAATTTAACACAATAAGCATGTAGAGCTAACCGGGCAGGTGTAAATGGACATAGAGCGAGCTAGTGAACGCAGCGGTCTGCAAAACCGCATAGATTAAATTCTTACGCAGAGTGCGATCCTCTGTATGTCCTCCATATAGCTGAGTGGCGGAACTGGTATACGCGATAGATTCAAAATCTATTTTATGTGGGCTCGAATCCCACCTCAGCTACCATTTTTTGAACATGGAATAAAAAAGAGTTGCCAAATAAACTGTTTATATTATATTTTGTATATGAGTAAAAATACAATTGATTCAGTTAAAAAGACAGTTCAACGCCACAGAGTTATTCCATTTAATGTTCGTGATATTGCTTGTGGAGACAAGAGAGTTTTTATCAAAGGACATAAAGTTGTTCAAGATACACAACTATTAGATCTCCTTGGCATTAAAAATACTCTTTCAAGAAAGGTTATCGATTCGCACGAAAATAAGTGGACCGATTTACAAGATGCTCTTAGCACTATTGATAAGAATAAGCGTCTTGGCGCTATTGTTGATAATAATAATCAAGTTGTTAGTGTTCTAAAGAAGGCGCCGCGTGAAGAAGAGAATTTAGATTTTTCTAATAGAATCGATGCTCTTATGAATGCGTTTGAAGATACGGATCGTTCTTTTCACGATATTACCTTTAACAGCCATAACGCTACTGTTAGCATTAATTCAAACGTTGATGAAATAATTGAATGTGGTATTGGTGATGATTGGAATTTTGGAACTACAATCTCTATTGGATATGATACACAATCATTTACTGATTTTTACCTTCGCCTTCTTTGTACTAATGGCATGACAACACGTGAGCGTCTTGCAACACGCGTTCTAGGTAAATCATCTAACATTGATAAGCAGTTCATTAGCTATACAAAAGGAAAGACAGCAAGTAAGAGCATTACAGATCGTGTTAATGCATTAAGAAATACACGTGCTTCGTTTCACGAGGTCAAGGCAGTAGCAGACTGTTTATCAAAAAATGGTGTTGATGAACTCATGCCATTTTATGAACGCATTATTAACGATTACGGTAAGCGAGGTGTTGCAGTGCTTGATAAAACAGTAAAGCAACAGCGGTTTGTTGCAACTGATCAAAATGCATATGATATCTTCAATATCGCAACATATGCTGCAACACACAGAAGAAAAAATATTGGATCTCGTAAATCGCTAAACCTTAATAAGGCTGCAAGTGATATGTTTACTAAAGGCCCTGATCTTAGCACAAGAACGATTGATATTTACGCAGGCAAAAATTAATTTGCTCTAATCTGTGCGGAGTGTCTATTTCAGACACTCCGCACTTAAATATATTGATGATGCAATATATTACACGAAAAGGGACTTTTGATGCAGCTCACAGAGTTCTACACCAAACAAGTGCGTGTAGAAATCTTCACGGTCATTTATATCAATATGAGCTTACGTTTAAACACGACCACATTGAAGATATTGGATATGCTATTGACTTTAAGGAGATAAAGCGCATTGTAGGGCAATTTATAGAAGATAGATTTGACCACGGGTTTATTGCGAATCCAACAGATAGTGTTTTTCTTGAAGCGTGCGATCAAGTACATTCAAAGGTATGGACAGTTACACTAAATGGTAAAAGCGGATTTTGCAATCCAACCGCAGAAAACATCTCAAAAGAAATATTTCTGTTAAGTGAAAAATTACTCACAACTAAGAATTTAAAAATATACAGTGTACGGCTTTACGAGACGCCTAATTGTTTTGTTGATTGTACGAGTAATTCAATTACATATGATGAACGAGTAAATTTTCTTACTAATAGAAAAGAAGAGTTAGAAAAGTATAAAAACGAAAAAGGTACAGTTATATACGATAATAGATTAATTAATGCTCCGGTAGGCTAATTGGCAATGCCACCAAACTTAAAATTTGGTGATTGTGGGTTCGAATCCCACTCGGAGTACCATAATAAAATGAGCGAGCAAATAGATTTTGAAGAGCGATTAAAGCAAAAATACCCCAAGCTGTTCTATGAGTGTGGTGATATTTTAAGTTGTCCGTGCGGTGTGGATGTACCGCTTGGTTGGGAAAAAATCATAGATAATCTGTGCGGATCAATATACGATTATGTATTACTCACAGTACGTTATCGAAAAGATTCTGAAACAGGAGAGATTATAAAGGAGGAGCCCAGTTTTGTAAAGATTGATCAAATAAAGCAGAAATTTGGTGGATTAAGATTTTATTGCACAGGTGGTGATTCGGATGTTAGTGGAATGATTCGCTTTGCTGAATTCTTGTGTGATAAAACATGTGAGGTGACAGGTGAGGAGGGACAGCTATGTAAAAATAGTAGTGGGTGGTATAGAACATTATCCGAGTCTATATGTAAAACAGAAGAGTATAGCGATTTTAAAATAGCGAAAAAGCTTTTATAGTATAATAGCATTACACATCCTTGGTACGGATGAAATACGAGTGCGATTCTCGTTGAAAGCTCCATTATCGCAATATTTTATATATAAATAATACGATAATGGATAACATACCGGGACCATCAAAAGATGCGCTAGATAATATATTTGACCCACATTGGTGGAATGCATGGCTTGCTGTATTAGCAACTATACTAGCAGCCCTTACATGTGTGTGGCGCAAGACATTACGTGTATTTGTTTTATGGGTGATTAACTCTGTACGAGCACCCTCTCGTATACACGAAATTCAATTATCGATACACAAATTAGAAAATGAAGCTATTACCGCAATTGGAATGGCACGATCTACATGGGATACACTAACAAGTCCTGTGTGGCAGAGTGATAATTTAGGTATGTGTATATATGCTAATAAATATATGCGCGCTATTCTTGAGTGTGAATTTTTAGATGTCGCAGGTGATAATTGGAAACAATTTGTACATCAATTAGATAAAGAGGAAGTTTTTTTGGAGTGGGAATCTTGTATTAAAGAAAATCGCGATTTTAATATGGAATATCGTTGGATATCAAGAACTGGAGTGATTATTCCGATACGAGCATATGCGAGCAGAATACTCAATAAAAATAAAAAAATAATCGGATGGGTTGCCTTTGTTGATGTTTTAGAAGATAGAAGTGTTGAGTTAGTAAAACAAGGCGCATAAATATTAAAATGGCCCTGTGGCGGAATTTACGCGCAGGCTTATCTGTTTATGCAAGTACTCAATCTTGCCAGGGCCGTCATAAATATATACATGACTACAGTAAGTTGTGTATTTTTACCTTCACACATTCCAAGCAATCTCACTCAAACAAAAATAATAGTTGCTCTTAAAAAAGCGATGAGTGAGTGGAATCGAACCATGGCTGGGTTGGTAGAATTTAAATACGGCTATGGAGAGTTGCAGTGCCGAATTTTTTTTGATGGTACAATTGATAAGCAAAAATATCCTACGCGTGTAGCGGAGTGTAGAGATAAAAAGGGACCCGGAAATTGGGATATTGTGCTTGATATAAATACAAAATGGCACACTGGTGGTTTTTTTGCAAGGTTTTGCAGTAAAAAGATTCCACTTATTACCACACTACTTCATGAAATAGGGCATATTATGGATTTACCACATTCAACTAATCCAGATGATATTATGCACGGTGAATTTCAATCACAGACAAAAATTTCACTAAAAGAGATGTATAAGTATCGCCAATTTTTTATTGCACGAGAAAAAAATAAATAATTAAGGACGCTGCACAGCAATAGAAAAGAACTGTGTTCTTATGCTAATTGATCCTGCGCCACCTGTTGTTTTTGCGCTAATTTGATCTGAATTCGTTACACCTCTAAATGTAAATTCATTATCAGCAGATAAGGCGAAGCTGTTTGTATCGTCAAAGAAGTTTTGATCGTATATCAAAATGTCTTGCCCTGAAGTGTTTTTTACAATAACTTCCGAGCATACCTGGCTAGGAAAAGATGAAAGAGCTGTTGTAAGTGCTACACGAAATGACTTACATTGATTGATATTATAATACGTTGTTCCGTCGTTTGTTGTTGGAATTGGCATATAGTATATTTATTGAAGGTATTGGATAATAATTGCCTCGATAATATTTTTTACATAAAGTATTGATTTTTGAATAAATATAATACAGTAATATTATGAAAGGTGTAATTGAACTTGTTTGTGTAATATTTTTTTGTGTTTCTTCATCAATAGCGCAGAATTATAGCAATCAAATAGATACTGTGTTAATGGATCAATATAAATTAGCAAAAGTACAGCCCAACAGCATTATTAGTGATGATGATTTTGTTAAGCGAGCTTACCTCACAATTATTGGAAGAATTCCAACATATTTTGAGTATGAGTCTTTTAACAAGATACAAGTGAAAGATAAGCGTAAGCGTTTAATTGATTTTCTTATAAATCATCCCGGATTTGTATCTTCTCAGTATAATTATTGGGCTAATTCGCTACGTTTGAGAGAAAGACTTTCACCAATTAATAATTTCAATGGAATACCATATATTGAGTATATTAAGAATTCAATTGCGCAAAATAAACCATATAATATTTTTGTAAGGGATCTGCTTTTAAGTTCAGGTAGCTATTATGATAATCCTGCTACCGGGTATTACTACAGAGATTATGGAATGCCACTTGATAATTTAATTGCTACATTCAAAGTGTTTGCAGGAACAGATATTAGTTGCGCACAGTGCCACGATGATCCTTTTCAAGACATTTCACAAATGCAATTTTATGAAATGGCAGCGTTTTTTCCTCAAATTGTCCTTAATAAAACGAGTACAGAGTACAACGCTAAGCTTAAAATGTTAAGAACTGATGTCGAGGCACTCATAAAAGAAGATCCTGAAAAAAATAGAGGACTTAATAATAGACTTAATAATTTTCTTCGCGCAACTCAAGCATCTGTAATTTTAGATAACTCAAGAACGCTTAAATTGCCACATGATTATCAATACAGTGATGGTAAGCCAAATAGTACAGTGAGTGCAAAAACCTTGGATGGAAAGGTTCTACCGAAGAGTGAAGATCTGAGAGTCGACGCAGTAAATTGGCTCACAAGTTCAAAACATCCTACATTTACAAAAAACTTTGTGAATAGAATGTGGTGTCAAATTTTTGGTCAATATATAATTAGAGAATATGATAATATACAAGATAGTAGTAAGTTGAATAGTCCTCTGCTAAACTTATTATCCAGCATTTTTATTAAAATAAATTATGATACAAAAGAGTTTATTCGCATTTTGTGTAAAACGCAGTTATTTGAAAGAGCTCTTTATGAAGGTCAAAATGCTAACAGTAGTCGTTTTGTTTTCATTGGTCCGGTTCAGCGCAGACTGACAGCTGAACAACTATGGGACTCAACGCTTGCACTTGTTGTAGAGCTACCTGAGAAATATAGAACTAATTTCGATAGTGAATATGTTAAGACAATGAAAATTGATATTGAGGATATTAATGTTGAAAATGTAAAAAATCGCGTTGATCAATATAACACAGTTATAAGAAATAAATACACCGATGCACCAAAATATAAAAATCTCACACTTGTGCGAGCATCTGAAATAAACGATACAAGTGCAATGAATACAATTCTTGAACAGTTGGGCAGATCGGATAGAGAATTAATAGATACATCATCCACGGAAGGATCCGTAACACAAGTAATTTCTTTTATGAATGGACAAATCGTCGATATTGCATCTAGCGAAACAGGATATTTATTTGAACGTATAAGAAATAAAACACCAAATGAGCAAGTAGAGATTCTTTTCAAAGCTATCCTATGCCGTCCATCAACTGTGCGTGAAAAATCAATGCTTGCAAATGTATCAGAAAAAGATGCTATATGGACGCTTATAAATACCACAGAATTTAAATTTTATAAATAATGAGTGATAATTTAAACATATGGAACAATTATAATAATATCATATTAGAAAATATGACCGATAAAAAATCGTTTCACAAACATTTACAAATTGGTATCGATATTGAAATGAAATATACAGATGATCCAAAAATTGCGGAAAAAATTGTACGCGATCGCCTTGCGAAAGATCCGCAGTATTATATAAAACTTAAAGCAGCACAACCATGAAAACAACAACTCGTCGTGATTTTATATTAAATCTTGCATACACTAGCTTAGGAGTATCTATTATGCCTGAAGTGCGAGGCGCGCTTCCTGCAAATTCAAAGACTGCAGAGCACATTATTTATCTTTATATGAATGGTGGAATGAGTCATCTCGACTCATGGGATCCAAAAACTAATGAGGATGTAAAGGGAGAATTCTCTACAATTAGAACTTCTGCTGGTCATGAAATATCTCAGCACTTGCCAAATATAGCAAAACATGGAGATAAGATGGCAATTGTACGTTCTTTGACTGTAACCACAGGAGCACACGAGCAAGCACAATATATTCAACGTACTAGTTTTAAAAAGATTGGAACTATTGTTCATCCTAATTTAGGCGCTTGGATGTGCAATTTGCAAGATACTGGAAAGCTACACACCATTCCACAAAACGTGCTTATAAGCGGACCTGCTGATCATCCAGGAGCTGGCTGGATGCCTAAAAAGTATGCACCGGTTCCAATTTCTGATCCTGTTCGTGGACTTGATAACTCAACTATTAAGAGCACTGAAGAGTTTTCGAAGCGCGTTTCCATTCTTAAAAAAATGGAACCGGAAACACAAAGCTTATTGAATCCACAGAAGAAGAGCTACACTGAATTTTATGATCAAACAATTCGCCTTCTCAATTCTAAAGATTTAGAAGTATTTGATTTATCAAAAGAAAGTCAACATATTCGTGAGAAATATGGTGATAGCCGTTTTGGACAGGGATGTTGTCTTGCAAAGAGATTGATTGAGAGGGGTAACTGCAAGTTTATCGAGGTACAGGATAGCGGATGGGATACACACGTTAATAACTTTGAAGCACTCGAAACAAAACTACTAATATTAGATAAAGCTGTAAATGCACTTATTAATGATCTTCAATCATCCGGGTTATTAAGTAAAACATTAATAGTTATTGCGACTGATTTTGGTCGTACACCGAATATTAATATTAATAATGGCCGTGATCATCATCCAAGTGCATTTAGTGGTGTTTTAATTGGTGCGGGCATTCGCGGCGGGCAAGTATACGGCACTACTGATGAAAAAGGTATGAAGGTTGTTGAGGGACAAGTTTCACCTATGGATTTTAACGCGACAATTGCACGCGCTGCAAACCTTCCAATTGAACAAGAACTTGTATCGCCAGAAGGAAGGCCATTTAAATTAGCTGATAGAGGAAAACCTATTAATAGTATTTTGTTGTGAGTAAATAGATGTAGTGAATAATCAAGCATTTCATTTTGAAATTAAAGATGTTATTACTCAATTTATTGCGGCATTTGATGATTGTGTTATTAAGAGATTTAATAACGACAGATCAACAGCAGATCAAATTGAAGTGCGGTATGTCTATGCACCGAAGCAGCGTGTAATATATGATATTGTTAATAAAGCAAAAAACATAACTCTTCCTGTTGTTAGTGTTTCTATTAATAGGGTACAGCGCGATCCATCTCGCGTGTTTAATAAAATTGAGGGCTTTTATTATCCTACTACGCTAGAACAAAAATCTACTGAATTTTCAAGTAAAATAGATACACCTGTTCCAATTAATATAAGTGTTAATCTTAGTATATTAGCAAAATATCAAACTGATATAGAGCAGATTATTTCGAATTTTGGAGCATATACTAATCCATATATTATTATTGTATGGAAAATACCAAGCGCCTTTAATTTAACTGAGACGTATGAAATTAGATCTGAAGTAGATTGGTCTGGAAGCATAGATTTGCGATATCCAGAAGAGTTAAATGCAAATGATAATTATAGAGTTAGTGGCGATACAAGCTTTACAATTAAGGGATGGTTATTTCCTGAAGCACCACAATCTAATACAAAAAATATATTCTTTATTGATGCAAATTTTTATGCTACAAGAACACTTTCAGGAGCACCTTATAATAGATTATACACCACGTACGATGATTATGCCACACTTAGCGCATTAGATCTTCCAGGCTTTACTGAGTCTATCTACATTTCAGCTACACCGCAAATTACTGATGTTTTTTTTGCAAATACTACTGGTATAGGAAAGCCTATCCTTAATGATATTTTACTTACGAGTACAGACATTGGCTCGGTAATAACATTAGCGGGTAAAAATTTTCAATACACAACAACGGTTGCGCTATGCAGTAATAATAGCGATTCATTTTATGGTCAGCTTACCGCGCTCGATTTTACATATTATGATACTATTAGCTGCTATATTTTAAGTAGCTATAATTACGTAAACGAAAATTATATGACAATTAATGTTCCTAATTTAACTGCATCAGGTGATTTTAATATAGTTGTCATAAATGAAGCTGGTTACAGTACTACACTTGATGCATATAACACTCATTTTACATTTTCAGCGTAGCTGTTTTGTTAGGATTGACTAAATAATTTCAATGGACAACAAATATAGCAGTCAATCAAATGTACAGCAGACTTTTGGAAGGCAGTTAATGTCATATATTTCTTCTAAATTGCCGTATACTGGATTTGATGTAATGAATTTTACAGAACGGGAAAATCCAAAATACAAGACATTTGAAGAAACGGGCATTCGTAGAAATGAAGCGCTTTCTAAGCATTCTGTCTCTCAATCTAATTTATTTTCGACTGTATTTGGTGAGTATCATGATGTCAATTTTGGCAATCTACTGTATGCTAATATTCAAGAAGACAAGAGTGCGCGTCTTCAAGACTATAGAATAATGGCAGCATTTGCTGAAGTATCCAATGCATTGGATGAAATATGTGATGAGACTATTAATAAAAATTATCAAAACAACGTAATGACTCTTAAAATTCGTAATAAGCAGTTAGAAGCTGTTGATTACGAGCAGTTACAACTTGAATTTCAAAAATATGTTCAGTATTTTGATTTAGAAAATAAAGGGTGGATGTATTTTAGAGAACTTCTAACCGAGGGAGAGCTTTACTTTGAACACATTATTCACAAAGAGCATTTAGATAAAGGAGTTTTAGGTGTAGTCAAAGTGCCTTCAGAAATTATCGATCCTGTTTATAGTAATATTCAAAATATGATTGTAAAGGGATTTCTCTATAGAAAACCTATTTTTGATGCTACTAATCCTAAAAAGAAAGTAGAAGAGAAAATGATTCCTATGCAAGAGAATCAAGTTGTGTATATACACAGCGGAATATGGAATCAAAACAAAACTGTAAGACTGCCATTTATTGAAAATGCTAGACGTGCATATAGACAATTATCATTAATTGAAGATTCTATTGTTATATACAGACTTGTTCGTGCGCCTGAGCGCTTAGTTTTCAACGTCGATGTGGGCAATATGCCTCCACCAAAAGCTGAAGCATATCTTCGTAAATTAATATCTCAATATTGGTCAAGCAAAACCTTTGATGTTGATCAAAACGATGTTGTTCGTAAATTTAATCCTCAGAGCATGCTAGATAGTTTTTGGTTTGCAAAAAGAGCGGGTAGTGAAGGTACTAGTGTCAATCAATTGGCGGGCGGACAAAATCTCGGTGAATTGACTGATCTTATGTACTTTGTGAAGAAACTTTATGAAGCGCTTAAAGTCCCAGTTAATCGCTTAGATCCACTCTCACAAGTTACAGATGGTAGTAGTATTTTGCGTGAAGAGTTGAAATTTGCTCGTTTTATTATTCGTATGCAGCAGATTTTTGCCGCTGGCATTAAAAAAGGATTTATAACACATTTGATGTTAAAGGGACTTTGGAAGAAACTGGATCTCAAAGATTACTATATCGATATCGAATTTAACCCACCTACAAATTATTATGAGCTTAGAGAGAGCCAAAGATTAGAGCTTAAAGTATCAAATTATAATAATCTCGCATCTGGACCTACTATTTCACCAACATACTTGCAGAAAAAAGTTCTCAACTGGTCAGATCTTGATATTAAAGTCAATAGAGAGCATCTTCGTAAAGACAAAGAGTTTGAGTGGGAACTTGCTCAAATTCAACAAGCTGGTCCTTACTGGAAGCTCGCTATGGGTCAAGGTGCTGCGGAAGCCGGCGGTGAGGGAGGAGGAGGAATGCCAATGGGAGGTGGTATAGAATCGCCTCCTGACTTTGGCGGTGGAATGGCAGCTATGGAAGAACCGCAAGAATTTGAAACACCGCCAGGCGGATTTCAATCACCAGAAGAAGCACCTCCAGGTGGTCCGGAGCCACCACAAGCGTCATAAATAAATGAGATATGGCTACTTGTGTTATAACGCCCATCTCGGCTTTTCAATCCACCAATCTTAACAATCGAATTGATTCATTTTGTAGACTTGCAGATAGAATTGTAAGATCATTAGGTGCACCTCTTGTCGCGGTTGAAGTACATCAGGATCAAATTTTTGAAAATATAAGCATTGCGTGTGAGTTATTTTCAAAATACGCGGGATATACACAAGAGTATTTGATATTTGATTCTAATTTGTATGAACGTAATAAGGGTATAAGATTAGATGTTTTATATACGTTAGCAAATACTAATTTAACACAATCACAGGTATATAATTCTCAAACTACTTCTAAATCTACTACATTTTACGTAGAGTCACCTCAAACAGAATACATAAGTACGAGCGCAATTCCAGCACAATACTTTACATCTATACCTACACTTTCTTCTGTATTTACGGATGGCATATCAAACTATCAGCTATTTAATTTCTCAACGTATACCGATATTTTAACATCATTTGAAGCTACACATTCTATATCTCTTACCGGTGCATTTGTACCAACTCAAAGAACTACAAATAGCGTGACGCTACAAGGCGCATGTGATACAAATACAAATGTTGAGCAATTCAATTCGATGTTTGATTATGATGTAATGGATTATAGAAAAGTTATAGCTGTTACAGATTTTGAAGAGGGAAGTACGACAGGCATTAACACTTTATTTACCATTGAACAAACACTTGCACAGCAAACATATTTTAGCTATGCAATGGGTAATTATGGATTTGATTTAGTTTCGTGGTACACGCTTAAGAACTGGTTAGATACTCGTGAAAAAATGCTCGCGCTAAAGCGTGAATTAAAATTTGATGAAAGAACACAGTACATGACTATGTATCCGCAGCCTAATGCAAATACACGTTTTTATGGTGTAATATCAGCATATGTGGAACGCCCAATTCGCGATATTATTAAGGAATTTTGGGTGTATGAGTATGCTCTCGCGTTAACAAAAATTGCTGTAGCCAATGTTCGTGGTAAGTATGGACAATTACAACTTTTTGGTGGTCAAATATTTTCGACAGATTTAATGACGCAGGGTATTCAGGAAAAACAAAAATTAGAAGAACAATTATTCACAGGAGCAACTCCTGGTATGGGAAGTGCAGAACCTACTTTGTTCGTGGTAGGGTAGTGGTGTATATAGATGAACGTTGGGATATATATGAAGAGGAAATTAGAGATATATGTCAATGTAGTAATGTTGTTAAGATTTAATAGTATTATATCGCATTAAAATTATAAAAAGTGCTATTATTGTATAAATAATTTTATATGGCTTTTAAACTATT